GAATCGACTTCAAAGCTGGAATTCCATCATCGGTCAATGCGGAGATTAGCTCTTGAGCCTGCTGATTCTGTAGCCAGTTCGCAGGCTTGTGTCGAACCTCGCAGCCAGCCGCCCGGTGAAAGTCGTTCAGGCTGAACCGACCTTCGCTGTCCTGGTGGATTTCAACTCCTGCCAATACCAAGGCGCTCATGCTGCAATCCCCCGCTTGATGACGTACTGCTGCGCGCCCTCGAAATTGCACCTGAAGTTTTCGAGCAAGCTACGCAGCTGCCCTATCTTGTTGCGGTAGGTCCTAATCTCCCACCAGGCGCCGTCGACGTTATAACCGGCCTTGCCAAGCCTGCTCAGGATTGCCTCGCATGGAGAATCAAACGGCTCGATCAGATCAAGCAGCGAAACGTTCAGGTAATCGGTGCTCTCGTTGCGCGGGTGCTGCATTCCTGGACGACGCCCTGACAGGTAATCGACTGGGAAATGGATGTCCAGCTGCTGGTTCGGCTTCTCCTCCTTCGGCAGCCATTCGCCCTCGATGGCGTAGGCGGCGATGAAGTTGCGGGCTGCATCGAGGCTAGAGGCCGGGATGTCTTCAGCTGTGACCACCGAGAACGCCTTGTGCACCTGACTCCAGACGTGCTGTTTGGCACGCTTACGGGCAGGAGCCGGCAGGTGGCGCACCTTTCCGTCTAACATCGCCTTTAGGCAGTGGAATCCATCGGTGCCGATGGTTGCCCTAAGGACTGTGTCAGCCTCTGACGGCGCAAGCGCACGCAGTTTCTTCTCGCACTCAATGAAGTAGCGGCGGATACGACGACCACGCTCGTTGTTCTCCACCATGCCAAGCTCCTTGGTCATGTCGATAGAGAGGTGGTATTCGATGCTCGGGCGACCTCCTCTAGGTTTTTCGGTTTTTCCCGAAAAACGATGGAAGTCGCGTCCCTCCTCGAACCCGTACTTCTCGATACGCACCTTGATCCAGTCAGCGAACTTGTCGCCGTTCTGCAGGTAGGCATGCAGCTCACGGGCGTCGCAGACGCTTGCCTGCGAGCTACCGATCTGGCCAACGAATACGCTTATCGGCGCGTCCGGCCAATTGTTTTTTCCTGGAATTGCGATAGCATTACTCATGACGTTTGTTTCCTAGACAGTTACGACGTTGCTTTCCGAAGCCCTGGCCTGCACGCCGGGGCTTCGTCTTTTCAGGCTGCTGCCTGCTTCTGCTGTTGCATTTCCCGCCACTTGAACCCCTCCTCAATCAGTAGTCCAAGCTCTGCATTCAGGCTGCGGCGATTCTTTTTTGCCTCATCAACCGCTCTGTCTCGCACCTGAGAATCCATGCTCAGCGGATATCTAGCCTTTTCTCTCCTCATCATATCTCCTGATATCGCTTTTGATCGGTAGCCACCATTTGAGCAAAAGCATGCATATCAGTCAATATCGTTTTGGATCATTTTCTTGCGTGAAATATATTTCGCATACATCATTCTGGCGATCATCGATATGGAGTCACCATGCAGCACCCGAAGGGCTTTCCCTCTAGGCTTGTGCGCCTGCGAGCCGAGGCTGACATGACGCAGAAAGAGCTTTCTCGTTTAAGCGGGGTCAGCGTCCCTCAGATTGCACGCTATGAAATCGGCGCCTCAAAACCTCGCATGAACGCTTTGGTCAAACTGGCACGAGCCCTGAACGTTGATGTTTCGGTGCTTGAAGACGCAGATGACGAGCCTGAAGCTGTCGAGATCAAAATGATTGTCGAAGGGGGGCCAAACACGCTTTTCACGCTACCTAAAGCCGTGATGGATGACCTCGAGAACGAAGCTGAGCGCCTAGGCGTCTCTATTGAAGTAATGCTGGTAGCCACCCTTCGAATGGGCATGTCACTTGACTCAGAAAATCCAAAAAGATTGGATGAGGTGGTTGCTGAGGTTGCCGAGGAATACAGCAAAATGCCGCCCCTATAGGCCATGCATTTTTATCTACGAATGATCACCCAGCCAAAGGGTAGCCCCCGCCCAATCCCCGGCCCGTCGCAAAAGAAGTAGCCTCCAGCCAAGGAGTCGGCGATGTCATTTACCGCCTACCTCGAATATCTACCATCCCTGAAAGACTGCATTACCCCTGTAGTCCTGGGGGCTCTTTACTGGCTACTGAGGAAGTCCGGAGCACCAGCTATACGCTCTCTGGTTGGACTACTCCGCTGGATGCGGGTACGGGAGCTCCGCAAGGCAAAGCGAGTACGGGTTGACCCAATTGCGACTCAACGTGAAGTGGAAAAAGAGGCTGCGCTGTTTGGAGCATTCATACTTGCCGCTGTGCTCTCAATTAGCATTCTCATCGCTTCATCTCCAGGAAGACCTATCGCGCTTCAAATAGTGTCTTTATTGTTCTGCTTATTCCCAGTGATTATTCTAGAAATTTGGTGGCTTTTTCAGAAAGAGTTCATAAATGTTCTGATCGAAGAGTCAGCGCGCATAACTCCCAAATTCAGAAGATTAATTAATCATCGCGCACAAACTGAACATAGAGTCCAGGCACGCAAGAAACGCCAAGAGCGAATTGCATTGCAGCGGAAGGTTAAGCCTAAGCCAAAGCTCATGGCGCGAGGGAAGTAGCCCAGAAACGAAAGCTCCGCCGAATGGCAGGGCTCAGAAATAGGAAGCCAGGCAGAGCGCCTGGCTTATGGGCGTCTCAATCATGGCCGTCCGCGATCGCCTGGAGCGCCTCCCGCTCCATGACCCGCACGTCGGCAAACACCTCGGCGCGCTGCTCTGGATCGATCCCGGCCAAGTCCATCACCGCGGGCAGCACGCCATAGTCCAACCCGGTCGGGCCGCCGAATCCCTGGCGCCACTGCGTGCTCATCGCGTTGAACACCTGCAGGGCCGGCCAGTTGATCGCCCAAACCATCAGGTCGCTCTCGATGTCGGCCCGGGTCAGCCCGATCATGGCCAGCTCGGCATCACTGGGCTGGCCTTCGTAGAGGGACCGGGCGACCTCCCTCAGTTTCCCAGGCGGGCGTCCGCGTAGGCGGCCTGGTAGGCCTTGAGGATGGCGTCCGGCACCGAGGAGGCGCTACACACCAGGGCGCGGATACTCTGCTCGTTCAGCTCGTCCTCGAAGCCCCAGCCGACGATGATTTCCGCGAGGTGCTTAACCTGGAAATCGATGGTCTTGACCGTCAGGTCCAGGACTGTCGCGCCCTCCTCCTTGACCTGCTCGGCGAACTGCTTGCTGTGCTGGATCTGCTCGTCGGCAAACGCGCTCAGCGCATTGCGGTCCTTGTAGGCGAAGGTGAACGGCACCTTGGCCGGCTTTCCGCCGACACGCGGAACCTCGACGTCGATGGTGAAGGTAGGGGCTTGCTCGATACGAATCTTGGCCATGGTTGGCTCCTATTTACGAAGGGGTGAGGCCGCGTCAGGCGGCCTTGGAACGGGGCGGGTTAGGCGGCCAGATAGCGGATCGGGCGACCGGACAGGCCGACGCTGATGGTGCGGGTCATCTGGTTGTTGCGCGACGTGGTCGGCGTGCTGGTGATGCTCACGTAGCCGGGATAGAGGATCTGGTCGCCGTTGCGCAGCTTCAGGCGGATGACGGCCAGCTCCTTCGACTCGTCGTAACCCTCGACCGCAGCGACATAGGCGGCGGTCGGCTGGTCCTCAACGGTGATGGTCAGGGTGAGCGGGTTACGGTTGGTCGGGATCTGGCGGTCGTCGTCATCCTCCAGGTAGCCGATGGTCGCGAACTGCTGGTCACCGCCGGAGGTGGCGAAATCGTTGACCTTGGAGATCTGCGCCCAGGCGGTCACCGGGATGACCGAGCCGACGCCGCCCCCGGCGGTGTAGAGGTTGGTGTCGGTGGTATCGAGCCCGGCCAACTGGAAATTGTCGGCGGCGACGCCGGCGATCTTGACGGCGCGATCGGTGATCTTCGACCAGCCGGAGTCGATCAGCGCCACGTCGTCGTTGGTCAGGGTGTGGCCCACCGCGGTGGCGACCGGCGGCTTGGCATTGGTCAGGGCAGTGAAGGCGACAGCGGCGTCGAAACCGGTGGCGATTTCAACGATGGCGCCGTTCGGCAGCGGGAAGCGAGAAGCCATTGGGTTTTCCTCGTGCAAACGAAAAAGCCCGCGCGAGGCGGGCTGGTGGGTGGTTCTGGGGTTATGCGGCGTCGAGGCCGAGCGTCAGTTGTAGCTGGCCGCGCCAATGCTCCACCTGGGCTATCAGGTCCGGCTTACGCCAGCGGAATCTGGCAAGCTCCTTGCCGCTCAGGCTGGCAATGCTGGTTGCGTCGGACAGTGCCTTGCAGGCGCGGTCGAACTGCTGTTTTTCGTTGAGCTCGCCACGCAGCAAGGCATCGATATGGAGGTCACACCAGACTGCGAATTTCAGGTCAAGCCAGCGCGCAAACGCTACCGCCAGCTTTGGATGAAGCCAGGTTCCGCCCCCGCGGCCTCTGCGGGCTTGAATTAAATCCCCGGAATCTCGGGTATTTAACGCATCAGCCAGTGCGGCGATGTACTGCTGAGTTTCGGCGTTCGCCAGCCAATGATCGAGGCGCTTGCCAAATCGCTCAGCGATCGGAGTTGCATTGATCCAGCCATCGCTGTTGAAGCGCACCGGCTGGCCTTGGTAGCGAAACGGAATGACGTTATTCATGTTCATGCCCTGCAATGAGCCCTGGAAATAGATCGGCCACAGCAACGCCCCAGGGAAGGCGCTTTCGGGTGCCCCCTAGCTGTGGCCGGAAAAAGAGCGCAGCCGGAGCGAAGGGATGAACGAACCCCCGCCTTTCGGCTGTACGGGCCTAGGCTGCGTGTTGGGTCGCCTTGCGGCGGAAATGAAAAGCCCCGCATTTGGCGGGGCTTGGCGAGGTTTTTTGCGAGCGCGGAGCGGTCAGCAGCTGATGCGCTGCGGCTCGCCGATCACGGCGATGCTCACCGTGACGGTCATCAGGTTGTTCCGGTTCATGACCGGCAACAGCGTGCCGCTGGCGTAGCCGGAGAACAGGATCTGCGCGCCATTCGGGAACTTGATCCGCCAGCCGAGCGGCGCCCTAGCCGAGCGCGCGGCAGCGATGAGCTGGTGGTGAGCGGAGCCGGGCGCCTCTTGGTAGCTGATCTGCATGTCGATCGGATCGCGACCGTTAGGCCGGCGGGTGTCCAGGTACGAGCCCAGCGGCGTATGTTGGGCCCAGCGTTCGGTACCGCCCGAGGCGC